AGTCTGGGCAATCCACCCAGGGGTCCCAATCAGTCGCTATCGGTCACGAAGCTGGTCAGATCAACCAAGGATCTCAATCCGTTGCTGTTGGGGATACCTCTGGACAAACAGGTCAAAATGCCTTTTCGGTCGCCATTGGTTTTGAGTCAGGTAAAACAGCCCAAGGGTCAGAATCGGTCGCTATCGGTTATGTGGCTGGTCAATTGTCCCAAAATGCCCAATCCGTGGCTATTGGCTCCAATGCCGGACAATCGTACCAAGCTACTCAATCGGTGGCTATGGGTTATAACGCTGGCCACGATATACAGGGGACTCAATCTGTGGCTATAGGCCACCAAGCTGGCTGGAGGTATCAAGGAGCCCAATCTGTCGGCATTGGTTACTGGTGTGGTCGTGTACAACAGGGAACTCAATCGGTGGCTATTGGAAACCAAAGCGGCTATTGGAATCAAAGACCCTATAGTGTGGCTATAGGCTTCCAATCGGGATTTTCAACTCAGAGTAGTTATAGCGTCGCCGTGGGACTTCAAGCGGGTTACGAAAGTCAAAGTTCTCAAGCGGTGGCTATAGGGTGGCGAGCGGGCCATTGGATTCAACGCGGCGAGTCCGTCGCCGTGGGCGGTCGCGCGGGTGAGAGCTATCAACAAATTTCCAGCGTCGCTATTGGGTTCGAATCGGGTCAATACAACCAAAACAACTCCTCAGTGGCTTTGGGACAACGAGCGGGTCAGAGCTCTCAAAGTGCGCGTTCCATCGCTGTAGGGACGAAGGCGGGTTGGAAAAGTCAAGGCAGCAACTCTATCGCTATAGGGTACCGGTGTGCGGAGTCAAGTCAGGGAAGCCACGCCGTGGCTCTGGGGTACTTCGCAGGTCGGGACGACCAACACAACAACACCATCGCCATCAACGCCGTCAACTCTACCCTACAAACAACCACCGCCAGTGCGTTCTTTGTGAAACCCCTGCGCAGCCAGACTGGTACGGCTATGTATTACGACGCAACAAGTGGTGAAATTTCATACTCCAGCTCCGATGATCGTCTGAAGGTCAAGGAAGTGCGCATCAAGGACGCGACCACGACGCTCATGAAACTGTCGCCACAAAGCTACTTCAAAAAGTTCAAATTGGATGAACCCGACATTTCACATTACGAGTCTGGTCTCATGGCGCAAGACGTGTGGTACGACGCACCTGAATTGAGACACGCCGTTCACTTGGGGGCGTACGCCGACCCAACACCAGAAAAGTCCCCAGCCCCCAGTGATAATCTCGAAGACGATCCCGACTATTCCGCGTGGGGAAGTGATCCTGCACAAGTCCAATACGATCAACTCATTCCGTACACGATCAAGTCCATTCAAGAAATCGTCACCGAACTCCCTCGTTCAAAGACCACCGTTTCGAACGTGTGGGGTCAAAACACTGTGGGTCTCGTCGTGAGTGCCAACACCAACACCCACAAGACGAATACCACACCCATCGTGGCGCTCTCGAATGTCTACATGGACAAGAAATGGTACGGGGTCGTCTCTAACAAAATGACGGATACCAACGATTACGATACGCTCGTGGACACCAAGGGTGATACTCAAATCTGGGTCATGGATGTGGCTGGCTCACTCGAATCGGGGGATCTCGTGACGACGTCCAATGTGGCTCCCGGGTATACACAAAAACAAGGTGACGGCGCTCTTATGAACTATACAGTCGCCAAGGTCACTCAAGACTGTGATTTCACAGAACCCACACGAAGACCCATTCGTGTGCCAAAACGAGAAATGTCGAATGTGGTGTACTACATTCAAAAGACTGAAGTCATCGTTGATTTATATGAATATGAACAAAACTTGTGCGAACGACGCAAGACGAAGAAAACCAAGACCGTGTATCGAAAGATTCACGAGGAGGGTCTCGATACTATGTATTTCGACGCCAGTGGCAACGAGGTGAGCAAGCAAAAGTATGAGACACTCGCGGAGAATGAACGAAGCAAACTCACGTACAGCGATGAGCTATCGATCGATGACCTGACACCAGAAGAACAATCTGAATACACGGAGACACAAAAGACTGTCTACTATAGAGTGGACATTGTAGAGAGCCCCGTGGAGATAGAAGAAGGTGCATACGACGAAACTGAGATTCGCCAAGAACTTGTCGGTGTCCTCGATGAAAACGGTCAAATCGTCTGGGAAGAGACGGGTGAAACCGAACCCGTGTATACCCTCGTGGATCATGGCAACTACAAGGCGGCGCTCATGTCTGCTAAGTTGGTCTAATGTCGTTTATTAGACAGTGGTCCACATCGAAAATGCCACAGACACCCTCCTCAAACTCAAACCCCAAAACTATGATAAGTTGGAAGATATTGGGAGTTCAAATGTCATTGGTCATGAATCGGGTCTCATGGCTCAAGATCTATGGTACGACGCACCCGAATTGAGACACATGGTTATCTTAGGTAAGGGGGCGGAGCCAACTGAAGAAAAGCCCCTGGCACCTTCAGATGACCCACAAGATGATCCAGACTACAGTGCTTGGGGTCCCAAACCCTCAACTGTGACTTATCACCAACTCATTCCCTATCTCGTGAAGTCTATACAGGAATTGGAGACAAGAATTAAAGTTTTAGAAGGTGGTTAAAGTTAAAAATGTCTCTTATTAGTAGAGATGTCTGGCGCTCTTGTTCAGTTAATATCCAGGGGCGTTCAAGATGTATATATCACAAATCAGGAGAGTGGTACATCCCTCTTTAGAACAAAATACACGCGTCAAAAAAATTTTTCACAGTCCCCCAAACTGATAAAGAAAAATCTATCGAGTTCGGATAACACAATCACAGTTCCAACCTATGGTGATCTTCTCGATGGTATTTGGTTAGAGGGTGATGACCTTCTTACTAAATTTGACGGTGCGCGTTTTGACCTGTATATAGGTGGTACACTCGTTGATTCGCAAACATATGACTACATGACGGGTATATGGCAAAATTATTTGGCTGACACATACACGAAATCTCAAGAAATCAATAACGCGGTTTCAAGTTCTAACATTAATTTTCTACCACTTCATTTTTTCTTTTGTGACAACGACATGTTTTTACCCCTCGTGGCACTTCAATACCACCCAGTAGAAATAAAAGTCACATTTGAAAATCACGCAGCTACCAACGTTCGCGTGTGTGGAAGTTATATATTTTTGGACACCGATGAACGGGAGTATTTCGTGAATAACAAATTAGAATTTCTCATCACACAGGTTCAAAGACATGCATATACAGATCCTAAAATTGATCTTTCTTACTTCAATCATCCGGTGAAAAGTATTTTCTTTGGTTTCAAGGCGAAGGAACGAACCCTTGTAAATGATAAATTTACATTTGATACGGCTGACATAATTTTAAATGGCTCACCATTGGTTGAAGATATGACCCCAGTCTATTTTCACACTGTACAAAATTACAAATATTCCAAGTATGGTATTATCCAATACGATGAAATTGAAAAGGCTGCTTTTTATACTAGATACTACGTGTATCACTTCTGTAGAAATGCATCTACACACACACCGAACGGTACTTGTAATTTTAGTCGTCTCGATAATGCAGAACTTGTGATTAAAAATCCAGTAAAAGGAAGTAGTAGAACAAATGAAGATATAGTTGTTTATGCCTTAAACTATAATGTAATTCGTATCCAGAACGGAATGGCTGGAATTTTATTCGGAAACTAATATATATGCCGTTCCTTGGCAACGCCGGGCAACTCACGCATATTTTTGTCACCACTCTTGGCGAGAACAATGGTAATGGTGACAAAAATGTATCTATCGATGGCGCTGTCAAAGCAAGTGATTTTCAAATACAAGCGGGTTCGATAGCAAATATTGCCCCAAATCTACAAGCGGTAATGGAACAGTCCGCCACCACGTCGGTGACCCTACAACTGGCAAATCCCACTACGAGTCTTATCGCTTCAGGTGAAGTCATAGCTACCACTTTCAGGGGTTCTGGGTCGGGTCTTACTAATATACCAGCCGCTGTTATTACTGGTTCCTTATCATCTCTGGGTATCGGTGCTGCAACAATCACGGCAGAAAAACTCGCAACAAATGCTGTGATAACAAATAAAGTCGCTGATTCGGCAATAACAACATCTAAAATTGAGGATTTAAGTGTAACAGGTGATAAAGTTGCCAACTCCACAATAACAGCAGCTAAAATAGCCAATGGAAGTGTCACTAGTGAAAAAATTGCAAGTGGTGCGGTGACTGCAGATAAAATCGCACCGGGTGCCGTTGGTACAGCTTTTATTGGAGATGGTAATGTCACAACCCCCAAAATAGCTGATTTAGCTATTACCACCACAAAACTTGCCGATAATGCCGTGACGACGGCTAAACTCAATGATTCATCTATTACCACATCCAAAATAAATGACACATCTGTGACAACCGCGAAGTTGGGTGACGCCTCTGTCACGACCACGAAGTTAGGTGATACATCGGTGACAAGTACAAAATTGAGCGCCGCCGCCGTGACGACTACGAAGATTTCCGATCAAAGTGTCACCGCGGCAAAGATAGCGAATGGTACGATCACAGGTACACAGATTCAAGACCTCGGTATACCACTCTCAAAACTTGAGTCAACTGAATTAACACTTGGGCAAATTGAAAACAATGAAATTGCGGGTTCAAAACTCCAAAGACACACAGTTACTGGTGGAAGCTCTTCACTCATAGGTGATAATAGAAGTGAAATAGGTCTACTCACAATTCACAATGATAATATTCAAAATGCTACAATAGATGTCGGTAAATTGAACAATACAGTCACCTTACAAGCGGTTACCACAAAAGGTGCATCAACTGACCGGGTTGTAAGTATTACAAACACAACGCCATCTACATCTACAGGGACTGGCGCTCTCACAGTATCTGGAGGTCTCGGTGTTGCCGGAAATGTTTACGCGACCAAATTTATTGGTAATGGTTCGGGACTTACCGGTCTCCCATTAACACTTCAAGAAGTTACCGAGGGTGATGCATCAACTGACCAGGCTTTAAGTATTACAAACACAACGCCATCTTCATCTAAGGTGACTGGGGCTGTCGTAATAACCGGTGGTCTCGGTGTTGGTGGAAATGTTTACGCGACCAAATTTATTGGTAATGGTTCGGGACTTACTGGTCTCGCCACAACCTTACAGGCGGTTACCGAGGGTGATCCATCAACTGACCAGGCTTTAAGTATTACAAACACAACGCCATCTACATCTACGGGGACTGGGGCTGTCGTAATAACCGGTGGTCTCGGTGTTGCCGGAAATGTTTACGCGACCAAATTTATTGGTAATGGTTCGGGACTTACTGGTCTCGCCACAACCTTACAGGCGGTTACGAATGGTTCTGGAAATTCATCAAGTAATAAAATTCTGTTAACAAATTTCGAAGACGCAACTTCTGGGCAAACTGGTGCTCTTCAGGTAACCACGGGTGGTCTAAGTGTTGCTAAAAATATATATGTCGGTAAGGATGTAACTGTCAGTGGGAATCTTGTGGTAAACGGAACCACAACTACAGTGGATTCTACTTCACTTACGGTTAAGGATACTATCATTTCACTTGGTCAGGGAAATGACAGTGGTAGTAAGGATGTTGGTTTACTTTTTGGTAAACCCAATTCAAATGTAGCCATTTTTTACGATACATCGGAATCAAAGTTAATGTTTGGTTTAACAAATAGTGACGCATCATCTAATCAAATCATCTTGGATGAGACGGGTAATTTACCTATAGATATATCAGGTTCTGTAACTGCAACCAGTTTTAGTGGTAGTATAGATGGGAGTAACATAGATTCTGGAATCATCGGTGTGAGTCGTCTTCCAGATGCGTCTACAAGTGCGCAAGGTGTTGTGGAGTTGAGTGACGCGACAGACAGTGCATCAACCACAAAAGCTGCAACCGCAAATGCTGTCAAGTCAGCCTATGATCGTTCCTCGTGGAGTACGGGTTCGTTTACGGGTACTACGGCATCTTCATCTACGGCGACTGGGGCTCTCACAGTATCTGGAGGTCTCGGTGTTGCCGGAAATGTTTACGCAGACAGTTTTACTGGTAGTATAGATGGGGGTGACATAGATTCTGGAACCATCGGTGTGAGTCGTCTTCCAGATGCGTCTACAAGTGCGCAAGGTGTTGTGCAGTTGAATGACGCGATAAACAGTACATCAACCATAAGAGCTGCAACCTCAAAAGCTGTCAAGTCAGCCTATGATCGTTCCTCGTGGAGTACGGGTTCGTTTACGAGTACTACAGACTCAACAAGTACAACGTCGGGAGCGCTTCAGGTACGCGGTGGTTTGGGAGTGGCCAAAAAGATTTACGCCGGTGACGATATTACCGCCTTTTCAGACAGACGTTTTAAATCGAATATAGAGAGAATTGAAAACGCCCTCGATAAGGTGTGTCAAATGGGTGGATACACATTCGATCATCGAGGTGAACGAAAAACAGGTGTTTTAGCACAGGAGGTGAAAGAAGTTCTCCCGGAAGCTGTGTACGGTTCTGAGGAGACGACATATTCTGTGGCATACGGTAACCTAGCGGGTATTCTCATCGAAGCCATCAAAGAACTTCGAAATGAAATTCAACAATTAAAATAAACCATTTTTACCAAGTTTCATAACTCAAACGAGGTAAAAAAGGGGATCCTTTTACTTTTCCATAGAATCGGCGAGTGCCAAAATAAGAACGCCGACGACAAAAGCCATCACTGCGTAATTACATTCTGTTTCTTCGAGACCCGTTTTGGTCTCAGGTTTTTCCACGACGGCTACTTCCTGACGCCGCACGGGAGGTTCTAGCTCCTCAAGGGGACAATAACCTATCATTATTATACTTTACTTAGAGATTAATTTCGGTCTTCTTTTTTCTGCGGGTTCTCTTTGGCTTGGACGCGTCGACGTTCACCTCCTTCACCTCACCCCCTGTTGATTCGCCAGAAATCGAGACAATGTCAGAGATATCATCGTCATCAACTTGTTGTGTGGTCGCGCTTATAGTTGATGTATTCATTGGTGGTGGTGGTGGCATCATGATTCCACCCATGAGACTGGAAATGTCAACACCGGGGCCTCGCATCTCATAGTTACCCGTACCACCGACTGGAGCATCGACTGCGGGTTGGTCTGGTGATCGCGTCGTATTTTGGACAGCAGTCATCATATTCTTTACGAGATCTGGATTCTGTTTGAGAACATCATTCATATTTGGCAACGCTGTCTTAAACATGCTATTCGTCAAGTGAAACATCATCGCCGAACCACCAAGCATCATGATAAGCTTGATTTCTGGTGCGACTGTGACCTTGGACCTGTATTTAACATATAGTTCTTCGAAAACACCATCATAGTCGTCGACATTTTCCATCACTGACTCAGACCAACCCTCAAGCTGAATCTCAAATGGGTTGTACCTCTTGTTAAGGAATTCAAGACCTGTCACACAGGCAATTAGCATGCGCCTGGAGAATCGGATAGATTGTTCCACGTCAATACTATATGTAATTCTCTTTACTTCAGAGCGTAGTTCTTCAAGATTTGAATACGCATTGAGTCGTTTGTTTACATTAAACCCCTTCTTTTCAAGTCGAGCCAACTTGTTGAGAAGGTCGGTTTTTTCTTCATCGACCGACGTGTACCCCTTGGACGGTCTTTCACTTTCTTCACCACCCATTGGTTCGTCGTCATCATAAAAAGTTGGTTCATCTTCACCGTAGTCAACTTCTTCGTCGGGGTAAGATTGGGTGGGGGCTGTTTGTTTGTTTGGATTTACGAACGCATCCATAGCTTCTTGGTGTTGTGGTTGTGGTTTAGGTCTCCTCGGATCAGCCTGACGATGCACAGGCTGGGGTCGGGGAATTGAAATTTCAATCTCATCCATCAGGGCCTGTTCGTCAGCGTCCAATTTCATCACATGAGTACTACCACGATCAATGACTATTTCTTCGTCCATCTACTCTCTATAAGGAAACTATTAAATTACCTTTAACGCACTTTAGAAAAATATATATGTATATTATAAATGTTTAAGTTCAACCGAACGAACCGAAACGCGATCACATCGATCCTCGTTCTCATGGCGATCATCATTGTCCTCTCTACTATGCGAAGTGGTTATCAACCCAGACCAATCACCATAAAGACGGTGAGTGAAAAGTCTATCTTTGATCTCGAACACAAGTTGGAGTGTGCGGCTGGACAAGGAAAGGAGGGTAGTCCATATTCTATGAGCCTCACTCCAGGGGGTCTCTGTGGTGCGTCCAAGCTTGTCGACGGACACGCGTCTTATGGAATTGAGGGGGGAATCGGTGGATCTTTAATCTAAGCTAATATAAATGGCGCTGATCACTTCACCCACTGAGACCATTCCAGATCTCAATTATGAATATCACACTATCACTTTAGATTCCATTGGACAAGCGAGTGCCAATACTTTTACCTCTTATCTTGAACAACCACTTCGTAACGTTGTTCAGGCTAGACTCCTTGCAGCCCACATTCACTCGAATGTAGTGACTGAACATTGTTATGTTTCCATTGAAGAACTTGATACAAACTTCAATGATCGTGCATCTAATGTTCTCGGTGGTCAGTCAACCATGACAATTCTTCGCAATGCGTTTGCGAGTCTCGTGACAGAGAACACTTCACACGCCACAGGTGATTCTCTTATCGTGTTTAAAGATAATTATCCAATTGCCAACCAGTACATTGACCCCATCAGTCGCGTGGATCGCTTCAGGGTTACGATTAGGGATCAAAATGGAAACACTATCAAAAATCCATCCGTCTCCGCGGACAACTTTTTGGTGATTCGTTTCGTGTGTAGAAAACCAAACTTGTAATTTTCTTATATTAAAGTAGTATACAATGTCTTCGGGTATTGTTCAGTTAGTGTGTATGGGGGCTCAGGATGAACACATCGTCGGTGATCCTGAGATTTCATTTTTCAACTCAACATTTAAACGACACTCCAACTTTTCACAGTCCATCGAAAAGCAGGTAATTCACGGTGCCGTGAAAAACAATTCACTCTCAACGATTAAATTCGAAAGAAGTGGAGATCTACTAGGGTACACCTATTTCACGATAGATAACGGTGCAGAAGCTAGTGAAAGTTCAAACTGGGAAAATTTGATTGAAAGTGTACAACTCGTCATCGGGGGTCAGATCATCGACGAACAAGATTCAACATTCTGTGAGAATATTGCTATCGATATGTTGGCCCAAAATGTAACAAAGAGTTCAAACGGACCACACCCAGGTGGTAGCAGCGCGAGTTCCTTTTTTTATCCACTTCGATTCTTCTTTTGTGAAGGTCCGCAATCGGCGATACCACTCGTCGCGCTTCAGTATCATGATGTCGAATTGAGAATACGTTGGGGGTCAGGTGCCGGTGCTTATAATTGGGAATGTTATTCAAATTATTATTACCTCGACAACGAAGAACGTGGTAACATTGCCTCGAGAAGTCATGATATGTTGATCTTCCAAGTCCAAAAGAACATTGGTTCTGGTGATCAGATTCAAAATTTGAATTTCAATCACCCAGTAAAGTTTATCGCGAGTTCAAATAATTCAGGAAGCAGTCCCCTCGCGTCACAAACAAATCGAATCAAACTGAGTATAAACGGTGTAGATCTTACATCATACAGGTGGTCTAGACCACATTATATGGATATTTCTCATTATTATCATACAAATTATGTAACATCACCGGATGTATTTATGCATGCATTCTGTATGACAACAAGTCTCAATCAGCCAACGGGTTCACTTAATTTCAGTCGTATAGAGAATGCCAAAATACACAGTGAAACGAATACATTGAATGATACGATATATGCCGTGAACTATAACATTCTTAAGATTGAGAATGGTATGGCGGGTTTGGTATATGCAAATTAAAATCAGGGATTATATAAATGGTGAAAGCAACAGGTGTCACCCAACCTACTGACAAAGTACGATTGGGTCGTCTTACCGAGTGTGATCAACCACATAACTCAATAGTATTGAATGCATCGAATGCTAAAATTGACAACATTGAACACAGTGGATTTTACGTGTCACCTATAAGAAGTTCGTATTCTTCAAATTTGTTGGCATATGACACCACAACAAAAGAAATTGTAGACATCGGAGGTCATAAGTTAAAGATTTCTTCTTTAGAAGTAGAAAACCTCGATGTTGTGAATTCAAACACGGTTCATAATTACTATGTCGATAATCCCATTTTTGAAATAGCCAAAGGAACACCACGCACCACAGAAGATATTGGTATCGTTATGCATCGCGTGGGTGGTAATGTAGATATCAAGTTTTCTGAAAAGGACAACCATCTCTCAATAAATAAGGATCTCTGTGTAGATGGTACGATAAAAGCTAAATTTTTTGAAGGTGACGCGGGTCTTCTTTCAAATGTTCAACTCAACTTTGAAATCGGTGATACTTTTGAAAATCTCAATGTGACACGAGAATTAAGGGCCGATGGTAGTCTTCTTTCAAATATATCTATTAAACAGTTGAAAGATCTCGACGGAGCTTCACTCGATCTTGAAAATGTGTATCTAAACGGCGCGCTTCGCTCAAAAAAATCCATTTATTCTCAAACAAGTGTGATCGCACCATCTTTTGTGGGTGACGGTAGAAAACTTGAAGGTATCGCACTCAAAGAAGATGTTGAAACACACACGAAAGACATTGAAGAAATAAGAACAATTTTACCAAATATCAAAAAAGTTGAGAATGAAATAAAACGTGTCGAAACGAGTATTCCCAATTTAGGTCCAATTGAAAATAAAGTAAATGAAGTTGAAAAAAGTATCCCAAGTCTCGAACCCCTGAATTTACGTGTGGGTACTTTGGAAACTTTATCACAAAATCTCAATCATAAAATACAAGATGTTGAACAGAGTGTCAAAGAATTTAAACCAGAAAAAGTTGATCTCACACACATAGAAAATAGTATTGAAAAATTGAAAATTGATTTGAATAAAATAGATAAAGTTGAAAAAAATATTCAACCAAAATTTTTACGCTTACATAGGATTATTGATAATATTCCAAAAATTCCAGACTTGACAATCCCCTTGTCTCAACTTAATTCTAAAATTCAAACAATGACTACAGAATTTGAAAAGTCTATAAAGTTGACAAAGATAAATGTTTTAAAAAATATAAGTATAACTGAAAAAAAATTAGAAACACTTGTAAACGAAATACAAAAAGTTGAAAATAGAATTCCAATACTTGAATCATATATATCAAATGTTCATACGATTGAAAATGATGTTGTGATTTTTAAAGAAGATATACCCAAACTTGATGATCGTATAAAATCACTCGAAGAGTATACTCCACCACTCCCAACACTTCAAAGCGTTACCACGTGTGAGAGTAATACCGTGTGTAGTGTAACATTTGAAAATCCTGGTACCTCTATGTCGACACTTGGTAATATTGGGGTGGGTACAAATACCCCGTCTTCGAGAATATCAATTTACAGCGAACCCAATATAACATCGGAATTGGGTGAAGTTAATGCGATTAAAATTAATGAACTCGCACAAATAAATGCGTATACAAAAGCTAACGCTGGATTAAGTTCAGGTAGACCAGGTGGTATTGTTTTCAAAACGAAGAGACCAAATGGAAGCCTTGGAGATAGTATGACTATTGATGGTAACGGCTCGGTGACGATTGGTTCGAGTACCGCGTATAAGTGTGCGTCGTTGTCAATAAACTCCACGGCAGGTGGATTGTTAGTGCCTCGATTGACGAGTGAACAAATTGAAAATATTAAAAAACCCGAACCCGGTCTCATCGTATACGACACAGAAAAAGACACATTTGTTGGATATAAAAAATCTGGTTGGACCGAACTTTTCTAAAATAAAATGACTTATTATATAAATGGTGAAGAACCTGAACACTATTGAAAGATCCGAGAGGATCAGAATAGGTAAATACACACCTGACGAGCAGGCGATAAATTCTATTATCGTTAACGCCTCCTCCGAAATTTTGGAAGCAAACACAAGTGGCTTTCATGTGGCACCTATTCGCAAAGATTCGAGTGTTCTGTCAAACACACTTGTATATAATACAGTGACTAAGGAAATTGTAGATTCGGGAGAAAATATAGATAAATCACTCGAAGATGTAACAGCCACTGGAAATACCACACCATATACCGTGGAATTTCAAAATGCAAATACAAGTTTGGTTACAGTGGGTTCAGTTGGTATAGCAAATGCAAATCCCGTACATACCCTAGATGTGGGAACGAAGTTCTTTATCGACGAGAATGGGTCAAATGTTATGGATGTCACAGGTAACGTTTTCGTGTCGGACACTTTATTTATTGTTGGAAATTTGGAAGTGTTGGGGGATACAACCCTAGTCACACAACAAAATCTCCTCATAGACGACTCCGTCGTTGAACTTGGAAAAAATAACTATGAATCCAATCAGGGTTTCGATTTAGGTTTTATAATGACACGATCATCGGCGGTGTCCAACGTTGGAATTGGTTATCGTGAAGGTCAAGATGAATTCTTTCTTGGGTATACAGACAATAACGCATACGAACACTATATAACACCCAATAGCGATAATAATGTTAAATTTCACGTGTATGGTTCTATCGTGACAGACTCAAATGTAGGGGTGGGAAATACTTCGCCCGTACACACACTTGATGTTGGTTCAAATCTATACGTTGACGATACCGCGTCAAATATTTTAGTTGTACACGGCGACGCAAAAATTGATGAACAACTTTTTGTCAATGATTTAACAGTTTCAAATGTTTTGGATATTTCTGGAAATCTGAATGCTCTAGCTGAATTAAATATTACTGGTAACGTGTACGCCGCTTCAAATGTTGACGTGTCTAAAGAACTTAATGTGGCGGGTGACGTGCATGCATCTTCAAATATTATCGTGACACGAGAACTTATTGTATCTGGAAATACAAATGCAAATGCAGACTTGAATGTATTGGGTGATACTCGTGCGTTTGCCAATTTATATGTCTACAACGATGAAACTATATATGGTAATTTATATGCGACCTCAAATGTTGACGTATCCAAAGAACTCAACATATCTGGTAATGTGTACGCATCTTCGGATGTTAACATAACTGAAGACCTCAATGTGTCTGGTAATACAAACGCGTTGTCACATCTCAATGTCACCGGTAATGTGTACGCATTTTCAAATGTGAATGTAACCCAAAATCTCAATGTCACGGGGAATATTTTTGGCTCTTCAAATATAGTGGTTTCGAGGGATCTACACGTATCTAGAGACACATACACATCAAACTTAATCGCAAACAAAAAAATTACCGCGTTTGGGGATATCGAAGCGTTTTCAAACGTTGATATCGATAAAAATCTTGCGGTGTCTGGTAACGTCTCTGCACAATCAAATGTTAGTGTTTGGGATGACTTGGATGTAGGTGGAAATGTATATGCATTAAAAAATGTGAATGTCACAAAGGATGTTAATGTGTCCGGAAACGTACACGCACTAAAAAATGTCAATGTCACAAAAGACATTACTGTGACTGGAAACGTTTATGCAACTTCAAATATTGTCGTGTCAAAAGACGCGGTGATAAAAGGTGAACTCTACACAAATGGTAATGCATTTATATCAAAAGAACTTACCGTGACCCGAGATATTACCGCATCATCAAACTTGGGAGTCACGAAAGATCTCACAGTTACCGGTAACGTGTTTGCCAATTCGAATGTAAGTATTGCAAATGAATTGGATGTCTCTGGAAATGCATATATTTCAAAAAAGTTGTATGTCACTCAAGATGTAGTCGCGAGTTCGAATGTAGATGTCACACGAGACGTTAATGTGACACGAGACGTTCGTGTCACACGAGATGTGGTTGTTACGGGTAATGTTACCGCAACCTACTATCATGGTATCGGTAATGCGCTGACAGATATCACGTTAGAACAAGTTACGTCATATGGGAATACAACTTCAAACACAGTGTTTTTTAACAATCCAAACATAGCCGTCGTCACAGATGGTGATATGGGTGTGGGTACAGATACACCCGATCATAAACTTCACGTCGCGGGTGATATTAGAGCCGACACGGACATATACGCCGTACGCTACCACGGTGACGGTGGCTTGTTGGCAAATGTGTCACTTCAAGTTGTGAGCGATAAGGGAAATACCACATCAAATACCATTCAATTTACAAACCCAACGACAGCTTTGACGACGGATCTGACTTCAAATGTTGAAGTTAAATTAGATCAATTGGCGAATGTGGTTTTGACAAATTACCTCAATGAGGACATGCTCGTCTATGATGGTTCAAATTGGGTGAATCAAAAACAAAATCATACATTTTTGTACGCAAAGGCTGCTGTTGCATTATCTAAAGGTGACGTCGTCTACGCGACCGGCGCCGTTGGTAACGATACATTTCTCGTCGACAAGGCAGACGCTCGTGATCCCACGAAAATGCCAGCGCTTGGCATCGTGTATCAAGATTTGGCTCAAAACGGACAGGGTCTCATCGTTACATTTGGACGCGCCGATAGTGTTCCTCTTGATAGTTTCATAGAGGGTGAAACAGTCTATGTGAGTAACACGGTACCCGGTGGTCTATCAAATGTCATACCTCACGGTGAGATAAATGGTGTTCCCAACCTTATCCAAAATATAGGTATTGTGGTCAAACCACACGTCTCACAAGGTATTGTGTCCGTGACTGGTGTCGGCCGTACAAATGCGATTCCAAACGCAAATGTAATCACACAAACACCCACATATGTCTATACGGATGGCAGTACTAACCAAAATACTCTACACAAGATTGTACCCGCCAATCTTCTCACAAAACTTCAAACCCTCGAACAAGTCGTGAATACTGGAAACACTGTGGCGAATACAATCAATCTGACAGGTCTCACAACAACCGCGGGTGTATCTATCGGCAGTCTCTCCGAGAATTACTTACCAGTGGTAGGCGCTAACAATTATCTCGTAGATTCGTCAATACGAAGAGATAATGGAAGTATTATCATTGATGCGGATACTGAAATAACAGGTAATCTATATGTATTCGGTAATTCAATTACAATTGCTTCAAATAGTCTTGTTATTAACGATCGAATTTTGGGTATCGCAAATAACAATCCAAGTCACGATTTAGATACAGGTTTCATTATTGAACATCCCGGTCACAATATTGCACTCATCCACCACGGTGATGAAGATCGGTTTTCTATCGGCTACACACAAAATACATTCACAGATGAACACGTAATTCCAGATGTAAGTAATATATTCTTATTCGATGTACTAGGTAATGTTCACGTACAAAACAATATAGTTGTGAGTGACACGGTGTATTCCAATCTTTTCCAAGGTGATGGAGGTCTTCTTTCCAATTTAGCGACAAACTTCGAAGAGATTATCATTAATGGTAACACAACTTCAAACACGGTTGAATTTAGAGGAGCCACGAGCTTGGTGACGACTGGTTCTGTCGGCATTTCAAATACACAACCAGGTCACGATCTCTCGGTGGGTTCAAACCTATATGTAGACGACACCGGTTCAAATGTCATCCACGTCGTTGGTAATATTTACGCGACGAGTTTTATTGGTGACGGTTCTCAACTCGACAACATCGCTTCAAACTTGGAAGAAATCGTAATCAATGGTAATGTTTCTACGGGTACTATTCAACTCACCAATCCGAATATCGGTTTAGTCGCCACGGGTAATGTACAAGCAGCTCGGTTCATTGGGGATGGATCATACCTCACCGGACTCGTCACAACCCTCGAAGATGTAGCGAATAACGGAAACACGACATCCAATACAATCCAATTTACAAACGCGGATGTTGGTATAGTGGCCACGGGTAATGTACAAGCAGCTCGGTTCATCGGTGATGGATCCTACCTCACTGGTCTCGTCACAACCCTCGAAGATGTAGCGAATAACGGAAACACGACATCCAATACAATCCAATTTACAAACGCGGATGTTGGTATAGTGGCCACAGGTAATGTACAAGCAGCCCGGTTCATTGGTGATGGATCCTACCTCACTGGTCTCGTCACAACCTTCGAAGACGTGGCGAACAATGGAAACACGACATCCAATACAATCCAATTTACAAATGCTGATATTGGTATAGTGGCCACAGGTAATGTACAAGCAGCTAGTTTCATTGGTGATGGATCACAACTTACTAACATAGCTTCTAACTTTGAAGAAATAATTATAAATGGTAATACGTCATCAAATACAGTGGAATTTAGAAATGCGACTAGTATTGTCACGACAGGTTCCGTGGGTATAGCAAACTTAAATCCACAGTACGATCTTCAAGTCGGTTCTAATCTTTGGGTTGACGACACAGGATCTAATGTATTGACGATTAACGGTAATGTTTTGGCTCACAAAATAACACTCGATAGTATTCAGATTGCCTCGGTGTACGCACTTGAGTATGTGACAATGACCGGTAATACCACATCGAATACAGTAGAGTTTATAAACTCCACAACAGGTCTCGTCACGACAGCAAATGTCGGGATCGCGAATGCGAATCCAATTCACACACTCGATGTGGGTTCTAACCTATATGTCGACGATGCGAGTTCTAATGTTTTGTATGTAAATGGAAATGTTTACGTAGCTGGATCCCAACTTACAACTGATGGAAAAGTAGGTGTCGCAAACACAAGCCCCCAACACGACTTAAGTGTGGCCTCAAACCTATATGTCGATGATGATGGGTCGAATGTCCTCGTCGTCACGGGTAATGCGTCTTTCGGTAGCACCATAACATTGGGTGCTATAGAAATTACAACAGCGTATAATCTAGAAGAAGTCACAGGTCAAGGTAACACGACATCGAATGTAATCCAATTTACAAACTCAAACGTTGGTTTAGTGGCGACAGGGGGTATCATCACCAACAAGGACTCGTACGCTTGTAAGAGATACGCATACAGTAATGTGAGTGTTCCATTTGGGTTTTCAAATGTTGAAATGACGTTTGCATCTAATGTCTTTTACGCGAAAGTTACAGCTCAACTACTTCATGGTAATGAAGAAGTCAGTACACTAACATTTGATGCTCAGGGTGGTACAAGAAATGGAACCGAATCATCACTTGACGTGGCAATTGGTTCAAAGTCTCTATTTGGAAATACAAATACAAAGCCATGGAGTTCAGTGGTTGCAACAACCCCAACAAAAGTTATTTTAGAACCAAGTGCAGCCGGTACACAAACGTATGGTATCGATCTCTTTGTAGAATATATGTCATCGGCACCAGATGGTAAGTTAAATTCGATTAACATAGGTGAAGATACCGTAAAATCTTTTATATATTAATATTAATGGCGTCGACGAACATTCAAACTTTTCCGGGAAAAGTTGGTGTTTCTAACACGAATCCTATACATACACTTGATATTGGTTCAAATGTATATATAGATGATACAGCGCAAACTAAACTTAGAATTATTGGTAATATTCACGCTTCAGGAGTTACAGTGGATGGAACCATAACAGCGATAGATAGTGAAAATCTCTCGGTGAAAGATCCAATCATTCTATTAGCATCTGGAAGTACGGGGACTAGTGATACGGGTATTATTATGAAAAGAGCTGACGGTGACTCCAATGTCGCTGTTTTTTATGACGAGGGGGTGGGACTTAAAATTGGGCATACATTATCGACCGCTCAAGATATTCACATTTCCGTTGATTCTAGCAACTCTCTTTCTACGAGTATTTATGGCCCGGTCACAGTGGCACACTCTTCGGCGCAAGCTCTCGTTGTTCAAGGTGGTGCTGAAATTGCCGACGACTTTAAAGTTGGTGCTTCTAAACTTTTTGTGGATGTTTCGGAGTCCAATGTAGGTATTGGAACGGATGCACCCCTCGCGACCCTCGATGTTCACGGCACGGCCAATGTGGGTGCTTTGACGGTGGTTTCAATCTCCGGTGACGGGTCGGGACTCTCGTCTATCCAATCCTCAAACGTGAGCGACTTTGCCTCTAATGTGACCCGCATTGGGACCCTCGAGACGGATT